CATCGTTGCCTATACGAAAAGCTTCGTCAGCCGCGGGGGACAGATCTGTAAACAGGATTACATTGTCGGCTTCTCCGCCCTTTGACCCGTGGATCGTGGATACTGTGATACGGGGCTCTGCATTGAACTTCTCTCCACGCCTCAAGAGCGCTGTTATGTAGACCCGTTGTTCTTCCGGTAGTCTGTCGAGGGCCTTATGCCATATGAGTTCATCGCCGATAAGCAAACCGTAATGCTCCTGTAAAAGATTTAAGTCTAGTAAAGCATCGCTATCCAGTCCAGATAGTTTTTTAAAACCGCGCTTGACCCGTGTGCCGGTGCTCATGTAGCTGTAGACGTCACGGGCGGCCTCCAGGGTTATGCTTCTTCCTTTACGGAGCTGTTCCCAGCCATTGACAGCCGCAGATATCCTAGCCGAGATTGACCTGTGACCTTTGTAATTGAATAACATACCAAGGGACTTGAGCGTTTCGGCTACGGGCTTGAGAATGTAACCGGCTTGCGCTAACACTAGCCATTGACCGTCAGACAGATCAAGGTCATCTATACGGGCTATGTGATTGACGGTGCCATTCTCTTGTTTGGGTTGATACTTCTTGGGGTATCTATGTTTTATTCGGGCGGCTATTTGTTCGGCTATGGCGTGTATGGATTTAGGAACGCGGTACGATTGCGATAGAGTTTCGCTTGAGCCGTCCAGTGTAATGAAATGATCTACGTCGGCACCCGCCCATCTATATATAGCTTGGTCATCATCTCCGGCTGCAAACATAAATTTACTTTTCTTATCTAAAGCATGGGCTATATCCCATTGCAACGGAGATAAATCCTGAGCCTCATCAAGGAAAGTGACTTCAAAATCAGGGCAACACTTGTCAGCTTCATCTACAAACACTTTCAACATATCCGTAAAATCATATAAGTTTCTGTGTTGTTTGTATTCTTTATAACACTGATTAACATAATTAACGGTGTTCCAGTCATCTTCAATATAAGATTGATTATATTGTTTTCTTAGTTCTATTTTTCTAAGACGGGCTAAATTAATAACGTTAAGGATAGGATGATCGTGGTTTTGCATCTCTGTAACGTCTTCCTGACCGGAGGTTCTACTCAACACCATACCTATCTTTTTGCCTAGTTCCTCAAAATGTTGTTTGGACATAACCTGTTCCGGTCTAATCTCTGTCATAGATAACGCTAAACTATGTAAGGTTCTAAAAAAAAACAAATCCTTTTCAGGGTCAAGTTTAAATCGTTTAGCCGCTCTCTCTTTAGCTTCGTTAGCCGCTTTGCGTGTAAAAGCAAGAAACGCTATGTGGTTAGGGTTCGTGCCTTTATTTAATGTATCATCAACCATATTTAACAAAGTTGTTGTCTTTCCGGTGCCCGGCGGTCCAAATATTCTAAACATTAATTATCGTTTATTGGCTTATCAAAACCCATATCTTCTAAAAAATCATCTATTTTTTGATCTAAAGGTATTTCATGTACAAATATAGGTGTTGTTTCTCCTACCCAAGCACCGACAACATTGTATTCCATCCATTCTATAGCTTCCTCGTGCGTCATTCCGTCCCGTTCCATAAATATTTTTACACACTTATTATAACTATAAATTAAAACTTCAGGCATATTGATACGACTACCAATACCTATGATTGCATCTTCAAGGCCGTCAGCCTTAACCATTCTTTCATCGTCTGACATTAAAAGGGCTCCTTCTCTGTTTTTAAATCTGGTGTATTAAATTCGTGATCCGTGTTACGATATGATGGTATAGCCCAAACGCGAACCGAGCGGTTATTGATTTTCATAACCGTACTGGACCCGTTAATATCTCGTAAGCGCTGGGCTATCTTGTGCGACTTATACTCAAAAAACTTATTCTTTTTAAGAAAGCTTTCAAAGTCTCTAAGCCGAAAATAGGTTAAGTGTTCCTCTTCATCTGTCCAAGGTCTTCTTAACAATATCTCTTCTTTTTCCTGAGCTTGCTGTAAGTGTCGGCAAAACTCCTCTAAATAATCATAAAACTGTCCGCTTGTGCTTGCGTCTTCAGCTACCTCAATGATAGCCGCATCATTTTCTTTCATTTCATTCAATAAGGCACTAATCCGTGCCTCCCATGCCTCTTTCCTAACTGATCGTGGCATGAAGTTAAGTTGTTCCATACAAGCCTTTTGAAAAGTGGGCTGAGATAACAACGCTTCTGTGTCTAATTCTAAAGGTTCCCCGCTAACGTCCATAAACCACACAGGAGGGCTTGAATTGTATTTTCTAAGGTTTGCTATAGTTGCGCCTTGAACAGCCGCTCCTACCCCATGTAATCGCGTTCTACATAACTCTTTATTGCAATGTGAATTTATAGGCGCATCATTACATTTATACGCGTAATCTTTTTTCTTTGCCTGATTAGCTACGATGTTAACCTCCGATAACGGTAGGGGAGGCTCCAAGTAAGTCATATTATAAGTCAGTATTTCTGTTTCCCAACTATCCGGATAGGCTTTTCTTAAATAAACCGCTATGTTAAATAACCCATTATTACGCCCACCTTCGCTAATCTTACTTGCGCACAATGTTTGTAAACATGGCGGACCATCTTTTATAGGCGTATCTTTTATGTCTTCAACTTGTAAAGCTATGACTTGCTCTTTATTCAGCTTATATTGCTCATACAGCGCTATAAACTCTTCTAGGGTAGCCGAAGACCCATCATCCTTAATCGCGTACCGTAGGCCGTTCTCTGCGTCATAATAAGGCAAGTTTAAAAAATTACCTACATCGCCTCTATCTAAATGTAATTTTATCTGTTTTGGAAATATCTCGCTTTGTCCGTACCCTAACGCGGCTGATATATGTTGCAGTGTTTGTTGCATATCTTTAGCTTCTACCCACTCGCTACTAAATAAGAAACAGTGAGCGCCACCACTTTTAGAACGACATACTACCAGTGGTAGTTTTAATTTTCTAATTCTTTCAACTAATGTTTTATGGTCAAGAGGATAGGTATCAATATCAATGCAACCCCACTTAGATTGTGAGTTTGCATTAATCGGTATGATACCTAAAGAATCTCCCTGACCTGATAGATGACCCGTCCAATGATCCTTAGTCCGTGGCTCCCTTACTAAGGAAGCTCTACCAGACTTTTTGCCATTGGTCTGGGTCTTATCTATCTTGTAAGTGCCAAAAGCTTCTTCTAGCCCATCAAAAATTGAACTAAAAGTCTCCCACATTAGAACGGCATCTTCTCTTGATCGTCCGTATCAGACTTTGCTTTTGGCGGAGCTGTAGGCTCTTCCGTTTTAGACGCAGATGGACCGTCTTGCTCATACTTTACATTGACGTTATTTTGCTCAACGGATAATGCAAAAGCTTTAGCTTCATTATAAAGAGCAATATTTGAAACCTCGTCTGATAGTTTCATGTCCCAAACAAAATAGTCACCTTTACGTCCACTTTCCATGTAAGTACCAAGATTATATGTAAATAAAAATCTAGGTGGTATAAACATAGAGCCGTCAGCTTTTTGCTTACGTCTTGTAGAAATGATACTATTCCATTTACGGCTTGCTTTTAAAGAAGTGCTTTTCATTGCAATCATTACAGCATCTGTAGCACCAGTAAAGTTACCCTTATCATCCATCTTAACAATCAAACAATAATGTTGATGGGTGTCCTCAATATAGTGACCAGATCCGTCAGTAAGATATTCTTTATTATCTTCCTTACTTCTCTGTGTATCTGGACATTCTTCTTTGGTAGCATAGATTGCGATAGGAGCGCTTTGCTCATCGCCAAGTGGAGACCATTGAATAAAGCGTCTTTGGAACACACAAGGCACAACCTTGATTCCTTTATCTCTATCGTATATCTCACCTGTAACTGTATTATACATATCGCCTGATACAGCACCTCGGTTAGCTTCAAGTATCTGTTTTGAAAGATTAGTTTTCAAAAACGGAATACTTAAAGTATCTTGATTTACTTCTTTATTACCAAGACCTGAGTCTGCTTCAAGCATACTATGGTCAAGCGTAGCAACTTGTGTTGCTTCTTTTTTTACAACTTCAGCCATTTTATTTCCCTTTCATAATTTTAGCTCTACGACCAGTCCACGCACCAAAAATCGGTGGTATGTCCTGACCCGCTTCAGTTTGTTCTCTTATCCATGATTTAAGCGTACTACTGTGGACAATTTCTTTTTTATCTACATGAAATCCTCTTGACAGAGCCGCTTCATAGAAATCTTTAGCTATATTATCTTCACCCATACCGAACTCAGCCGCTACAGATGATTTAATTAAATCACCAAAGTTGTTTTGACGTAACCAATCATGCGCGTTTGGACGATCAGCTACTTTAATTGTACCTCCGTATGTTGGAACAATCTCTACTTTAGAGCCGTCTGATAAAGTAAAACTTTCTAAGTTAATCTCTTCCATCAACAACGGCATATCCTCATCAGTTAAGGAAAGAAGTTCTTTTTTCGCAAGCTTGAGTTTCTCTTCAAGCTGTGAAACCTCGTCTTCTTTTAAGGCTATCTTATGTGCGATGTCAGCAATACTTTTTAACTTATCTGTGCTCACATCACTAATAGAATCTGCGCTCATTGAGTCAGCTTCTACCTGCTGTAATAAATCACTCATATCTAATTCTCCGTGGTTCGTGATTAAAGACTTTATTATTGTCTTGCATATAAGAATATATGGGTTATATAATATATGTCAAGCACAAAGGATTAAAAAATGTATATGTTTAAAACAAAACCGTTTCAGCACCAACAGGAAATATTTGATGAAAGCTGGGACCGTATATACTACGCCTTGTTTATGGAAATGGGTTTAGGTAAATCAAAAGTTATTATAGATACGATAGGTAAGTTAAAATTAGAAGACAAAATTGATTCGGCTTTGATCGTTGCACCAAAGGGGGTGTACGATAACTGGGCAAAGCAAGAGATACCGAATCACTTACCAGATGAATATGAACGGTTTATTGTTAGTTGGAAGCCCACTAAAGCTAAAGCTTTTCAAAACGATATGAACAAACTGGTGTTTGAAACACTTCCCGGTATAAAGTTTTTTCTTGTTAATGTTGAAGCGTTTAGCACAGAACGAGGTAAGAAAGCGGCGTATTATTTTTTAAAGAAAAACCCTGACAACATTATGGTTGTAGACGAAAGCACCACAATTAAGAACAGACAGGCGGTTAGAACTAAAAACCTTTTACAGCTGGGGCAATACGCAAAATATAAAAGAATATTAACGGGTTCTCCTGTTACTAAATCGCCTATGGATTTGTTTTCACAATGTAAATTTTTAGACAATCAAGCACTCGGTCAGGAAAGTTATTTTGCTTTTCAAAACAGATATGCAGTGGTGCAACGTAAAACATTTGGGGCTCGTAGCTTTAATGATATTGTGGGGTATAGACGTTTAGATGAGTTGAATGAAAAGCTGTTAACCTTTTCAGCTAGAACATTGAAGAAAGATTGTTTGGATTTACCTGATAAAATTTATATTAAAAGAAATGTTGCTTTAACGCATCAACAAAAAACAATTTATGAGGAAATGCGGCGATTCGCACTAGCTCGGCTTGCTAAAGGAGAACTGGCAACAACGACCAGTATTTTGACGCAGTTGATGCGATTACAACAGATTTGTTGTGGTTATTTAGAAAGTGACGAGGGCCGTTTAGAAGTGTTGGATAATCATAGGTTAGATGAGCTTATGAATATAATTCAGGAAACAAGTGGTAAAGTAATTATATGGTGTAATTATGTTTATGGCATTGGTGAAATAAAAGCACGGTTGGTTGAGGAGTATGGAAAAGACACAGTGGAAACTTATTTTGGACAAACAAAACAAGAAGATAGACAGGAGATAGTTAAAAGATTTGAGGATCCTAATGATTCGTTAAGATTTTTTATAGGTCAACCAAAGACGGGCGGTTATGGTATAACTTTAAACCAAGCCTCAACTGTTATATATTACAGTAATAGTTATGATTTAGAAAGTAGACTACAATCAGAAGACAGAGCGCACAGAATAGGTCAAAAAAAATCTGTAACGTATGTAGATTTAATATCGCCCGGAACTATAGACGAGAAGATTGTAGAAGCTTTACGGGAAAAAATTAACCTTGCAGATCAAGTATTAAAAGAAGAAACCAAAAATTGGTTAAGTTGACATAGCCTTCATACGTTTGACTAAACGCTGAGCCCTTGTTGGTACGTCTACGTTGTGCCATTTTGAGTCAGCCATTTGCACGGCGGCTTCTTCCCAATTCTGTTCAGCTACAGCTGCACAAAACTTTTTAAATTTAGATAAGCGAGGCCTTCCCATATTAAACATCATGTTCGCACAGATTCTTTGCACTTCTTCTGGTAATTCATCAAAATTATCAAACAATATTTTACATTCAGATATAGTTGTTTCTATATCCTGATTAAAACATTCAGCTACTCTTTCTTCGGACACAGGCGCTCCTAAAGGTAAGCTAAACTCAGGGTCAGACTGGGTAATGAGGTGCCCGATTCCAAAAGTTGGGTAACCTTTGTGATCGTGGTAAATTTTATATTCTACGCCTTCATCGTATTCTAGCTCTTGTCTTAATTCATCTATGTTCATATTAGTCTCCGTTTACTTTTTTTTAGGCTTAGAAAAACTTTTTGGATATACTTGTTTGATGGCTTTATTTAAATAAGCAGATCTGTCTTTTTCACTTAAATTACTTAACATAACATTAAACAATCGTTTTTTTTGAGTATTTGTCATAGTTTCAGGTTTAGGCCTAGATTTGGGTAATTTTTTTATCATAGTTTAAATTCCTAACTGTTGAACAATAAAACCGCCTTTACCGTCTGGAACAACTTTTGTATTAGTACCAAAACCTTTTCGTATATTTTTTAAGTCAAACATTTGTTGACCGCCATATGTAAAAGGGTTTACGTTAACTTCCGATGGTGCTAACCTTGAATATAAACGGTTTCTAGCATCAAAGGTGTTATATTCTGAATTGTATAACGGTAAATTTCGTCGTATTTGGTCATTTGGAGATACGTTTAATAATTCCGTTATACCATAACCCCTATTTATTTGAGGTCTTGGCATTAATTGTTCTTCTTCATAAGATCGAGTAGGTTGATTAGTTGTTGTTTTTGCTCCAAAATTTTTTGCAAATGGAAACATATTCATTAAGTTAGTGCCATCAAATAATTTAGAAAAATTTAAATCAAATCTTTTTTGTTGGGTTGGGTTTAAAATTTCTTGAGCCATTTCTTCTGGTAAATAATTACCGGGCAAAAAAGAACCTAACCCATAAGGCAAAGCAGCTTTCATAACTCGTAGAGCAGGGCTAGAAACATCAACAGCTTCGCCACGAACGGTTGGTTGTCCTGCATAAAAATCTTTTTTTGTGTAATCTTCAGGGTACAACGCTTGTGCTTGTCTAAGTGCGTTTACTCTATCTACTTCTTCTTGACCGCCTAATACATTAGCGTATTGAAAAGTATTTGCTCCAAATAAACGACTTAACGTAGATTCTGGATAAGGGTTGGTTTCTGTAGCTCCTCTCAAGTCACGAAATAATTCCGGTGACAATGAAAACATATCGCCCTTGGCTTCATCTGGGTCTTCATATCTATCAGCTGCTCTTGTTTCCTCTGATACATCTGTGCCAAATTCACTAGAAGGGCCAAATTGATCGGTGCTTTCTAAATAATTTTGATAGTCTTGTGGTGTTAAATCCATGCCCCCCGGTCTGCCACCATTTGCTAATCCTACAATACCTCCGTCAGCAAATCTCATCATACCCGTAAAACCTAAACCGCGTGGGCTCACCTTAAAAGGTCCTATTTTAAAACCTTTCATTATTTTATCTACTAATGGATTACTTACAGCTGTAATTCCAGCTTTAACCTTAGATATCGGATTATAAGAAATAGAAGAAGGCAAATTAGAAACATTTATTTCACTATCTTCACTATATCCAGCACCTAATCCTGACATAATTGATTGTTGAGCCGGGACATCTGTTTCAAGTCCCATATCGTATGCAGCTCCGCCGTCTTGCATTGGTTTGACTAAATAATCAGGAAAACCGGTAATTTGTACATTACCTGATTCAATATCTTGTTTTCGTCTCATAGAAACAGGGGCACCTTGAGCTAATGCTTGAGGATAATTTTGTATCGCAATTTCTCTATCCATACCATATTGTTGTATTTGTTTCTCTAATTGATTAGCTTTTTCAAATGATTCTTGTTTTAACTTTGCTACAGCTGCTGGGGTATTCATACCTAAAGCAAAGTCTTGTGTTAAATATTTTATTGGATTATTAAACTTATCTAATTCTTTATCTTTTTCTAATTTTAAATTAAGTAATTGTTGAAATGTAAACTTTTTATACTCTTCAAGAGTTAAAGCTCTAAGATCGTCTACACCCGGAGCTTCTCTTAAATCATAAACCTCTCCGCCGTCTTGCATGAACTGTGTTGGTTGTTGAGCTTTAATTAATCCTGATGTTATATCGCCCGGAAAAAGATTAGCAAATTGCGCCCTTTGATTTACATTCGGCGCGGCAGGTGGGGGTGAGCCCACATTAGCCGCGATGCGGTTGTTCACACCGCTATCTGGTCTTGCCGTAATTTGGGTGGTGGGAGACCCCGTTACATTAGGCTGGACCGAATTCTGTTCGTCATATAGAAATTCTGGACCTGTTATCTCTTCATCTACTTCTCTTATAATAGCAGGTATTACTCGTTTTATTGGTTTAAACCCACTTGATAACAACCAGTTACTTAAACTGTCAGACACTGTTTTAGCTTTTTGTTCTGTTCTTACTTTTTTTAACATTTGAGCTAATCTTACAGGATCTTGCATTAACTCACCCATAACATCCATTTTCATGCTTTGCGGAACATTTCTAAAAATTCTTTGCATTATCTCAACACCTGCCTGAGATTCAATTAGTCCTGTTCCCATACCTCTGCTACCCGGTAATGGCATTTTACTTGCAACAAATTGACCTATGGAAGCGCCTGAAATTTTTAAATAAAAACCTAAAACAGGGTTTAAATTATCTATTAAATCATCTGCTCCAAATTTACCCGCTGCTTCCATTGCTTCGTATTTAACTAATTCAGTAACAAATCTTTTAACATTATCCATTTGTTTTTGTGTTGCAATACCATTTTGGATCATTATATCGGATAGGTTAGTTCGTTTTAATGCTGTCGGCATTTCAGAAAACAATGAATCAAACATACTTCTTGCACTAAAAGCTTGGCTAGTCCCCCCAGCTTTTGTCATAACGTATTCTAGCATAGAGGTGTATAAACCATTTAAAGCTTGTTCTGGATTTTTTGAAGCCTTAGCCATTCGAGTTAAGTTTCTTATATCTCTTGTAGGATTTTTACCAGCTATTGCCATGCCTGCAATATAAGTTGGACTTTCTATGGCATTTTTTCCTGATATATTTTTAAAATATAATTGATCATCTAATTTTTTTTGCAAATTTTTATTTTTAAAAAAAGTATCCGATAAAAGTGTTTTGGCAGTATCTAAATTTTGTAAGTCTGATTTTAAACCTTGAAAAGCTTGACTATCTAATAAGTCTTTATTTTCTGTCATCCATCTTTGTAAAGCTTTTTGATTAAATTCTCCTGTATCAGGGTCAATCGCTGCGGCTTTAGCGTTCCTTAAAACCATATTTAAAGTGCCGCTTATGGTATTAGGTAAAAGTTCTGCTCCTTCTAAATTATTTTTTTGTGCAAAATTACCTATTTCAAATATTTGTTTAACTCTTAAATTAGTTGCATCTGCCCCACCGGAAAAAAGATTTTTAACTAAAGTTTCAGGGTTGTTTTTGTAAACACCTAAATTTGTTTTTTGTACTATATCGCCAGCAAAAGTTTGAGTATAAACCTTGTTTAAAGCCGCAGAAAAAGCCCTTGCTGCATCATAATTGGGATTAGCTCCTTCCGGAACAGAATTTAAATCATCTAAAATTGCTTTTGCAAATTGAGTAGCAAATCCAGCGGCTGTCTTATTACCGTTAGGGCCTGATTGACCTCTTGCAATACTTAAAGCTAAACTTCTCATTTTAACGAGTTCGTTTGTAGTTACAGTACCAACTTCATCAACAGCGCCTGTTGCGGCAGGGGGAGGTTCCACACCTACTTTTTTAGCTATTTGTTCAAAATATTTTTTTGACTGGTTGTAAATTGACAGACTGCCCGAGTGCATCCTTCTTAAATCTTTGTTTCTTTCTCCTGAGCCCTTACCGGTTTGAAGATATAATTTAGGTTCTGCTGAACCTACTTCAAAATAGTTTCTTATTATATCCATTTGGTTTTTTGTAAACTTGGTGCCGTCTTTTAAGTCGGCCATTGTAATTGGATCTATGTTGTTATCTTGTAAAGCTTTATTTATAGCAGTAAAAACCTTGTCATTTGGAAGTATTTCTCCCTCTGTAGTTTTTGTTCCTTTAAATCTTATTATTTTATCTATTGCATTATCAACTTTTGTAAAGTCTTGTGCTTTAATTTTTGCTAATTCATCTATAAGTTTAGGATCAACAACAGGTCCTAGCCCTAATTCTTCAGCTTTTCTATTTACATATTTTATTAAAGGACCAATGGTTTTGCCATGATATTCTATAAGTTCTTCAGGATCGCCTTTAAACTCATCTCTAAAAACTTTTATAAAATTAGGTTCGTTTAATTTCTTTCTTTTTGGTCCACCGCTAAAAAACTCTTCTATTTCTACCGTTTTTACTTTGTTCCACAAGTTTCTTTCCATTTTACGAGAAAGGGACAACTGTTCTACAACCATTGTAAAAAGATTTTTACCTAATTCTGCGTTAGTTTCTACATCATCTCCTTTGACTTTTGAAAAAGATTCTAATAGTTGTTGGGTGGCGTTGGTTAATCTTGTTCCTATAGCTGTTTCAAAAATAGATTGAGACAGCCTCATTGCTTCTTTAATAGCGACCGGATCACCTGTTCTGATTAAAGCTGCTATCATATTTCTTAAAGCAGTACCTTGTTGAGAAATAGCAGATTTTTGTTGTTTACCTAAACCTCTGCTTGTTTGAGCTAAAGCCGCTTCTATAGACATTAAAACAGGGCTGTTAGCTTTTAAGCCTGCGGTTAAAGCAGTACCTGTTTGAAATTCCTCTATTTCACTTAGTTTTTTAATTAAAGCGTTAAATTTTGTTTGATCTATAGCACTTGCTGGATCAATTTCCCCATGTTCTTCTAAGAGTTTTATAATTTTTTCAGCACCACCCCTTTGCTGTTTTTGTTTTAAAATATTTAACCCTTCTTTAAAACCAGTGTCTTTTATTTTTGTATAACTATTTTTTAAAGCTTGAAGTACCGTCCCGAATCTGTCTATAACAATCGTTCCTAAAACACCCGGCACAAAAGAACCTGTTAACTCCATGCCTATTCTTGGAAGAGGCTCCCCGGGAAAACTTTGTTCTGATTCCCCTGCTAGTGTAGTTTGAGAACCCATAACTATACTTTCTACTGCAAGCGTAGCTTTTGGGTTTTTTTTAGCAAACTGACCTGACGCTGTTAACATTTTTTCAATGCCCGCTATAATACGAGCTGTTCTTGGCGCTTTTCCTGTTGTTAATTGTTTGGCCACCCCTGATTGAAATGTAGAAAAAGGTTGATTAACAACGTAACCTTTTTTTATCATTTCTGCTAAATTGTCTAAATATTTAGCTGCTCCAAAATCAACATTTTTAGAAATTAAAAAAGGTAAAGGCAACCAAGATAAAGCGCCAACTGCTGTTTTTCCTTGTGCATAAGCTTTTCTTGTTCCCGGTAATATTGTTTTTTCGTCACCAAATAATTGAGAGGTTAAAAACTCTCCACCCTTCCAACCCCCAAATGCACCGAGTATGCTTGTTACAGCAGGAATACCAAATTTAACTGCAAGTCCCGGCAACCCAACGGCTGGGATTTTCGATGCTATCTGTGTACCAACTTTAGCCCCAGCTATAAGACCGGTTAAAGAAAATGCTTGCGGCGCAGCATCTCTTTTTGCACCTTCAGCCATAGTGCCAAATTCAAGTTTTTCGCCTTTACTTGTACGGGTTAAAAATTGAATAATTTTATCATTAGTCCCTAATTTACTTATACGCTGATCGATAGACATATCTTTCCAAAGAGGTAATAAATCATAAAGAGGCGCTGTCCCATCTTTTAAATTTTCATAGGTAAAAATTCCGGGCATTTGTGTACTAGACTTTGAAGCTACGTCTCTAGCGATAATTTCGTCAACAGGCATAAATTTTTGAACACCGCCTACAACGGTTTCTTTGCCTGCACCAAATACTTTATAAAATTCATTTATACCGGGTTGGTCTAATATAATAGGTTTTAATTTTAAATCGCTCATTACGGGGCCATAATCACGCTATCAAGAACATTTTGTTCTTGGTCATTAACTATAGTACCACCACTAGAAGGTGTAATTGTTGTAGTGTATCCACCTAACAATGTCATTAATCTATCTATCTCAGAGTTGTTAACCACTAAATTATTTTTATCTTTTAATTCTAACCCTGTTGCTTGCAACCTTTTTAAATTTTCAACTTTTTGTGCTAATAAAGTTTCTTTTAAAGTTACTAATTTTTCAACCTCTCTTCGAGGTTCTGTAAAAAACTTTTCTGGATCCGGAAATAATGTTTTAACAAATTCCATCTCTCTTACTGGGAATTTGTTGTTTTTAACTAAAGCGGAACGACCTAAAGCAGTTACTACTCTTAGGTATTGTCTTGATTGTGTAGTAGATCTTCCCGCCTTTTCTAAAAAATCGGGTATTAAAATATCGGGTATAAAACCTTCTATAGCCATAAATGCCGCTCTTATATTAGCCCAAGGTCCTGTGCCGTCTAAAACCATTTTTTGAACATCTTCAAAATCTTTAATAAGATGTTCTGGAATACCCCTGTCATTAAAGTTAGCACTTGTGGCAAATTTGTCGTTTAACTTTTTTAATTCATCTTTAGCATTTAATTTAATTTTTTCTGAATTGTGCACTTCATAAGATTTATCTGGACTGATTGGTATTGCATTTTTAATTGGTACAATTTCACCGCCATCCTCTTGATAAGTCTTACCATTATCATAACTTGTAACAACTTTATTATCTTCTTTTAATAAAAATGCTTGCGGAGTAAATTTTTTCTCTGCGCTTATTGTAGTCACTATTGCAGATCCGGGTGTCGCGGTGTTTAGTGCATTAGCTCTGGCTATTGTATTAATACCTGTTTCTGTGTTTGCATCTACAACGGTTGTTACTCCGTTCATAGTCACATTAAAAAACTTTGATGGTAATGGTTTTCTCTCACCATACAGTTTTACCGTACTATTATCTTCTGGATTAACAATTACCAACTCTCCATTAACCTCTTTTATTTCTTTTTTAGGAGGTATTGTAGTAATAACTTCGTTGTTAAACATAACAGAATCGCCCGGTTTAAGAACCTGAGTGGCTCCTGCAATGTGCATTTGCACAGCTTTTGGAAACTTTTCAAATATACTTCTTGGAATACCTTTAATTTTTTCTTCTGTGTTTGGTTTAATGCCTAATACAATATCTTGTTCGTCTTTAGTTAAAGCGTCAAATGTTGGTTTTGGAATACCTTTAACTTTTTCTGTGCCAAAAATTATTTTTTGTTGACCTGCTTCGTCTAACTTTAAGAAAAATTGTGTTGGCAGGCCTTTTACATTTTTACTTAAAACACCTAATAATATGTCTTGATTGACTTTACTCATTTTATTAAATAAATCTTCCGGCACGTTTTTAATCATTCTTACACCAGATGCTATAACTTTATTGTTTTCATCCTTTACCACTGCGTTTGGAGCTAAACTATATCTTCCGGGTTTGCTGTGAATTACTTTTCCATCTTGAATAATACTTTGACCGGCGCTTAATATAATAGTCTTATCGTCACCTCTAGCTATTATTTCAGTCCCTCTCATAAGAACGTCCCCCGGTTTTAAAACTTGCTCTTTAGCTCCGCCCTCTGCAATTAAATCACCCGCTCTGTTAAAAATTTTTTCACCGGGTTTTAGATTATAAGTTTTGCCCATTATCTCCATTCTTTTAGTTTTTTCCGCACTAGCTGATTTTGCTTCTGACGCTTGCGTAGTTTCTGCGGCTTGCAAAGCAGCTAAGTCAAGTTTCTGTTGAGCCTGCGAATCTGCACGGGCTCTTGCGGCTATAGTAGGAAGTAATTTTGTTTTTGTTGCTGCAAACGCCAATCTTTCAGCTGCGCTCATACCCGGCCTTTCTCCTTCCATAGGAGCCGAAAAAGTTAAAGCCGTGTTTGCAATATCAAATAAAATATCCGCTTGTGTTCTTTTCTTTTGTGTTTCGGGGTCTCCTAAAATCGTACTGTATATATCTTTCTTATCTTCAAAAATTTCTTGCAAAGGTCGGGCTTCACCGGCTTGGGGTATCTGCCCTAATATATTTAATCTATTTGCTATAGCAGCTTGATTTAAAGCTAAATTACTGATGTTGGTGTCCGTAACATTTGGAAAAGGCGTAAACCTACCACTACTGTCTCCAGCTACACGATTAGCGTTTGTAGAAGCAAAATATTGAACTGGGTCCTCGTCTCCACGGCGGCGAACCTCACCGCCTAACTTAAAATTTTCGGGTGGTTCGTTGCCAGCCCCCGTCATGCTCATTATTCCGCCAGCCATATCGCCTTCGACCGGAACGTCCATTGCCTCGCGAGCCATCGGTGCAATGCCTTCATCTACCATCGCCATTTGAACGACAGGTGTTACAAGAGCTAAAACACTATCAGGTGTTTGTGAAGCATCATCAGGACCTACAATAGAAGCTAAGTCTGTTCTTCGCTCTTCTTCTGATTTGTCCCCACCTGAAAACTGGTTCATCATGCTTTCAAAGTCAGAGGCTTGTTCTAAATCACCTGTTGTTTCTGCTGCGTTTTCTAATGCGCCCATAAGTAAATTAGGGTCCATACCCTGTTGAGCCGCCATTGGTGGCTGTTCCATTGGCATAGCTGCCATGTCCGGTTGTTGCATCAAACCTGCAACGCCTCCATCCTGCATATATCCCATGTTGTTGCGCACTTCTTTCGGCAAATTTGGCAAACCTTGATTACCTGCTGGTATGGGTTTTAAAGCCGCTCCGCCGTTTGCAAACATTTGTCGTTGCAATAAACTTCTATTCATCATCCGAATAACCCCGCTCTGTTTGCCCCTGCTGCCGCTGATAATCCTGCAATACCGAGGCCTAAATATTGCTGAAACGGTGATACATTAGGCGCACTGGCCTGTGTAATTGTTGATTGTGAAGTAGGTATTTTACTGTAAATATCGCTTAAAAAGCCTAACCTTTGATAAGGCTCGTAAAGTTGTCCCATTTCGGTTTGTCTTTGAGCTTCAAGTTGAGCCTGATCTTGTGCTTGTAATAACTGCCCTATTTTATAAGCGCCCTCTACATCTCTTTGACCTAATCCTTGAAGCGTTTCTCCAAGAGCCGCTTGTCTTAAACCAAGTTGCTGTTGTTGCCCAGATAACCCTGCTATGCCTTGACCAAGAGCTGATTGTCTTGCAAGTTCTCTTTCAGCACCCGCTTGTGCCTGCATAAAATTCTGTGCTTGCGCTTGCGCTAAAGCAGAAGCTCTGTTTCTATCTACTTCTGATTCTGTTATCTGTCCTCTTGATCCACCAAAAGCGCCTGAACCTACCGCTCCTGCGCGAGCTTGGTTTAATTGCATATCATAAGCTCTGTTAATTTCATCTTGAACAGCAGACTGATAAGGGTTCATATAACGAGTAATCATGTCCCCTGTTACAGGACCAGCTCCAGCTCTTAATGCTGATTCTACCCCGCCAAGTGTTTGTCCCGCTGTCCCTAAAGTCTGTCCCGCTGTAGTAACATACGGCATAAAAGCGCCCAGACCTTGCTCTGCTTGGGCTCTAGCTGCTTCTTGAAGACCCGTGAGCCCTGCGACTTGTTGCGTAGGTAAAGTTACGCCCTGATCCGCCAGTTCTTTAGCTGATTTTAAAAGCCCAATTCGATAGGCTTCTATCTCCGGACTTTCTCTAACGGTTTGAATGGTTTCTTCTACTGCCATTATGCCATCGCCCTTCCTTTGTTTTCTAGTTTACGCATAACACTATACATATTATTTATGCCTGCGTTAAGGTTTCCGTTACCTAATCCTTTTACAGCGTCTGTTGTCATTACAAATTCACCCGGCATCAACATAGCTCTAACACTATCTTTCCCCGGTGTGCCTTCGTTAGGAGCGATACCGCCAGTTCTTCTTGGAAATATTTCACCGCCGTCAGCTGCTGTTTGAAAAGGTGCTTGTGAAAAAACATAAGGATTATATTGAAAACCGTAACTTGTCGGAACTGCATAAGTCCCTTGACCCGTGCTTCGTGTTAAGCTGCCTACGTTATATAAATCTGGGTTTTCTCTATAAACGTCTAAACCTGATCTTGGTACATCTAATCTTTCTTGTTCAGGCTCATCAAAAGCACCGGCTGCTGTTAGTCCTAACCCCGCAATACCTATTGAGGGACCGTATTTTCTTAAAAAACCGGGGCTCATTTCCGTTGTAGCTTGTTTCAAAGCAGTGTCAAAAGTTAATTTTCCACTAGTGTCTTTTGCTATTAATTCTGCTGCTCTTGCATTTAATTGTTCAACTGTAGGAGTTTTACCAAATAATAAATCACTAGTTTGCGTACCAAAATCTTTCATACTTTGAAACATAGACGTTGATTCTGGTGGAGGCGCGTATGTTCCTTCAGGACCACCCGGAAGATAATCAAATTGAAATTCGCTTGGTTTTAAACCTGTTGATGAAGAAAGATCTTTTGCTGAATAGTTTACACCTTTAGGCATCCCAGATAAAACTTGCTCATCTGTAACAAAAGGTTTTACTTCTGACTCACCTATTAAATCTCTTAAACTTGACGGCGCACTTGTTGTACCCGTTAAAGCTTTAAAATTACCTTGAAAAGCAGACCCAATATTTGCAGTTCCCTGACGTACGTCAGCCATTACGTTTTCACCAAAGTTAGCATAACCGCCTTCACCAGCAAACCCAGCTGATACAGCACCCGTAGCACCGCCTAATACAGCAGATTTAAACGCGTCTTGTACGCTTCCGCCCTGAACCAAAGTTCCTATACCTGCACCCAAAGCACCTGAATATACAGCGCCTAAACCCGGAAACATAAAGTTTAAAGCCAAAGGTATAATTATAGGAGCTGCTTTTTTAAGAGCTTTACCTACACCTTTAAAAGCCTTTGATACACCGCGTCCTATACTACTTACGCCTTTTTTAATACCTTTAAATAATTTGCTTAGAAAAAATTCAGGTAATCCTGTGTCAGGGTTTATACTATTTTTACTTGTTCCTACTACATATCTTTCTGGGTCTTCAACGCCCAGTTCTTTTAGATGTGAAAAAATACTTTCTTTTAATTCTGGATTATCTTCTATCAAGGCCCGTGGCACGATAAGCTCGCCTTTTTCCACATGAGCTACTGTATCATCACCGTAACGACCATACTCAGCTATTTTCTTACCAATTTTTTTAAATTGTGCAATACCAGACGCACCGAAAACCTGCTCAAGTTCTTGGTCTTCAAGAACATTAAGTTCTTCATCGGTATAAATAAAGTCAGCTATACCACCTGCTGGTATTTTTTCTTCTTTTATTGCCGGGTCCATGTTCATCATTCTACTTTATTTTTATTTATTAGTCTATGTTATATATTAGCTAAAGCACTTGTTGTTATTCTTGTTTTACTTATTTCTTGTATGCTTGCAACAACATGAAGTCTAGCTCCAGTCGCGGCTTGCACTTTTATTATCTCACCACTTTGCAAAATTAAGTCTTTTAACAATAATTCTTTTGTACTTACTGCACCAATTTCTTCTAGTTTAAAAAGACTAAAAATATCTGATCCAGAAACAAGTGTTACTGTTATTGTATCTGCACTGCCAGAGTCATTAGATACAAGTATTGAATTAATAACTGACGCATTAAAATCCGCACTACTTGGAGCGGTGTATAAGACTTCATTGTCAGTATCTGTCAAATCTATTTTTGCATTTGTTATACCTTGTATATATTGAGGAATACTTGTAATTAACATTACCTTCTACCATCCTCTCGTACATCTACTCTTGGCGTACCTAATTTATATTTACTTCCTTCATCTGTTGACTCTACTCTTATAGCAAAAGATCTGCCCCTTATTCTATAATCTAATTTATTTGTAAATTGTTCTACTGGAGATGTTGCCGATCTTTGTGTTGTGTTAGAGCCCGACTGGTCATAGTTAGCACCAGAATGTGTTTTTGCTTTAATTGTAAAAGAAACAGCTGGGTTAACACTGGTAGATCCCTCAAAAGTAATGTCTGGTATCAGTTGTTTTATAGACACAAACTTATCCCCATCACCAATATCCATAGGTGCAGATTCAATAAATGACGTCATAGCAGAACCATCGTCATCGTACCCTGTTTCGTGGTTATATAAATATGTTCCGCCTGTGGCTAAAGGTAGTTGTCTTATACCTCTATCTAACCAAGCATCGCGAGCTAATGTTCCATAATACCATACCTTTTCTGTATAGTTGTAAGCTACATAAGCATCTACATCTGTGCTACCTGATGTTGGATAAAACCAAATTATTTCACTAAATTCAGTATTTAATCCCACATGAACTTTATCTTTGTCTTCAAAGTTAAAGTCTAAAAATACTTTATCTTTTACTGTGCAAGGTAAAGGTGTTGTTTGTCCTGCATACACATAAAAAGAATCTCTGCCCATCCAAAACACTGCATCATCTACGGCAATAGCGGATGCTGGGCTCATAATGGTAATATTTTTAGAAAGTTCTTGAAGACCAAAAGTAAAAGGAGGCCCAATAAATTTCATAGCGTGTAGGGTTTTGTCTGTAAAAACAAGTATTTGTTGTTTAGTCTCAACAGCTTGAACAAACGTAGAACCCCCACCTAATCTTAAATCACCTGCTGTATTTGTAGCGGACGGAAACCAATCAACTGGATCTTCCTGAGAAGAAAAACGAATTAATAATGGGTCTTGCGTACCATTACCTTGTGTCGCACTTGCATTAGCACCAAAACCATCACAGCCAAAAGCAATAACATGACGATCTTGGTCAGATACAATAATTTGTTTTGCAACAGTAGGTACACTTGTTTCTCCAGAATACAAAGAAGTTGCACTTAATTCTATAGCTCTTGTAGAAAGTCCGTTTGTTTTATCCCAATAATAAATACCACTATCTCTAGGATTTATAACTAAGTCTTCTCCAAAATTATCATGTGACCATGTTCTTATTTGAGCACCAGACACAGTAAGCGATGATGCTTGACCCCATCCAACAAAGTCATCAGCAGAAGAAGCATTACCTTTTGCTAATCTTACCAAAGTGTTATCGGAATGAGTTGCTGCTGTAGTACCATCTGCGCCTCTTGTTGATGGACCTCCGCCCGTTCCTAATGTGTTAGATGATAATGTGCCTACTGTAATTAATTCGTCTTCTATTAAAATAGTATCTGTTGCAACAATACCAGTAGAGCTATCTACATCTATAGCTGTTTCGCTATCGTCTAGTGCTTCATTAAGTTGTGTAGCTAAAGCACCACTTGTTGTGCCACCATACTGACCTGCACCCCAACCTGTACCACCAACTGTTGAATCTGTACCAACATTTAATTGATAAGTGCCCACAACACTACCACCACCACTGCCTGTATCGGAGCTGTTAGCCGTAACGCCTACTGTAATTGTGTATTGATTAGAACTTATAAGACTTTGTATTTGATATTCTTGGTTTAATACTGTTGCTGTCACTAAACCACCTAATGATGCTGCACCAGAAAAAGTAACAAAATCATTTAAGTTTGCACCATGAGCAGGGTCAATAACAGTTACAGTTGAGGAACCATTTGTTGCAGAAAAAGTTACATCCCCAGCACTTGTTGTAGATCTAACTGGTGTTATATCATTAAAGGTTGTTCCTTCTTCTATGTAATATTTTAAATGTGTACCTATGCCTAAATAGTCTGAACTATCTAAAGCCACCCAGTTATGTAATCGTCTTGCTTTACCTTGATAAGTATTAGCATTGTGTTTAACCCAGCCACCAAACTTTTCTGGAAACCCAAAACGAAATCTTATTTTGTTCCCATCAACAAAACCACCTTCATTACTGTATGCTGTAACATCTGAGTTTATTCCGGGTTTAAATTTTAAAGTTATCATTGGCATTATAAAGCACTCGCTGATAAAGTTCCTGTTAAACCCGAAGTAACAATACTTCCTGTTCCGTTATTCACGGGAGCTAAAGCATAAGGTTGGCTACTTCCATCATTACCACTAACTGTTCCTACTATATCAAAAGAACCATCGGTTGAATCTCTGTTTGCTGTCTGTGTAGCACCTGCTGATACAGACACAGAGCCAAAAGGATTGTCATCGCCAGTTATAGCAACAGCAATCGCTAAATTATTTGTAAATCTTATTCTTCTTCCTGCTGTAACAACAGTCATTCCACTTGCTGTAGCAGAAGTTATTGCTGAAGCTGCCTCTTCATCATCAGAAGTGCTCCAAGAGAAAGTTTGGCAACCCCCCGGTTCGTCTCCACTACCATCATCAAAATTGGCTGTACCGTCTTGTCTTGTAAAAACACCACTAGATACAATAAACCTTACCCCTAAACAATTTGGATTACCAGTAACAGTAGCTGTAGACCCCGACACTATACCACCACTTACTGATTGACCTGAAAAAGAACCGCTTTGTGAACTTCCATTTATTTTCCAATTAGCGGCTATACCACTAGCATTTGCTCCCGCTGAACCAAAAACAGTAGAAGATTGAGCATTTGTTAATAAAGTCCCTGCTGTTACACTAGAACTACTAACAACAATAGTTGTTCCAGAAGGAACTTTTGGCATAAAATAAGGTGTGTTTGATCCACTTCCAGAACTATAACTTGTTTCTGTTCCAGAACCATCTACAGTAACCCAAGTTGTAAAAATCACAGATTGACCCGTAGCATTATAAGTATGATCGTCATCAACAATAACTGTAGAACTATCACTATTACTTGGTGTGGTTGTACCCGTATAAGAATTAGATGCTTGAGTAGCTGTAAAAGTTTTTAAAGTAGATTGTACATTACCACTTCCTATTATTTCTAAAGCTGTGCTTGAATTATTAGTTATAGGAGATCCACTAGAGTTTAAAATATTATTGCCATTTGTATCTAAGATTATTTTTTTATGAGCACTATCATTGCTCAGTGTTAAATTACCAGAAATATTGTCAGTTAATCTAAAGATT